CGCGAGCGGTTGCCTCCAGTTTTTCAAACTCGGCGCCGGTCGCTCCGGAGAGTGCCGCCACCTCTGACATAGTGCTCGAAAACTCGCGGCCGAGGTCTACGACGTTTTGCGCCAGCTCCTTGATCCCGGAGATCGCAGCGCGGATCGCGTCGGCTGCGAGGTTTGCGAGCGTGGCCTTGAATACCGTGAAGCCTTCCTCGGCCAGTTTTGCGGAGTCGTCCACCTGCTCCAGAGAGTTGTCGAGCTCGTCGGCTGCTCGCTCTGCGTCAGAGAGCCGCTGCCTGTTCTCGCTCAGCTCCGTGCTGAGCCGGTCAATCTGCTGCGCGAGCTGGCGGGACTCGTCCGTGGTGTCGCCTTCGGAGAGCTGGAGCGCGACGTATCTCTCTTTGAGTTGCTGGAGCGTGCTCTCTTGCTCCGATATTGTTCGCCGTAGTTTGTCGGACTCGGTTTCGGTCTTACCCATACCGCCGGCGAGCTTTTCGGCTGCGGACTGTGCAGCCTCCAGCTGATCCCGGTTGCCGTCCAGCTCCTTGCTGAGCGTCTGGATCTGTTGTGCGAGCTGCTGCGCTTCCTGCGTTCCTTCCTGCCCGGCTACGACAAAATCGGCGTAGCCTCTTTCGAGACTACGGAGAACGGTTTCCTCTGTCTTGATCTGCGCCGCCAGCTTTTCGCCTGCTCCGGCCGCTTGCAGCGCTTCCTTGCTCATATTGTTGAAGCCTTCGACGGCCTTCTGGATCGCAGATTGCAGCGACGGGCTGAGGACGCCGGAGATCTCGACCGAGGTTTCAAGAGTTTTCGACACGCGCGCTCACCTCCTTAGTGCCTGCCGTGTTTCTTCATAAATGGAGCCTTTGCCCGCTGCTGCGCCCGTTTCTGTTCTTCTGCCAGATCCTCGGCCGCCTCTGCGTACTCCAGTATAAAGTCGGTTATTCGCTTTTTTTGGAGATCGGCTTGGCTGGTGTGGTAGATCCTACCATAGTCTCGATAGGCTCGGCGGAGCCGCTTTCCTGTGAAGCCTCGTCCGAGCCGAGCATAAAACTCCGGCCGATTTTCATGATCTCCACGGTGTCGTGGCCCTTGATCCTTTCGAGGTCGCTCCAGTCGATCGCAGGGTTCACCGCGATAATAGCAGCATAGCCGAGGTAGAGGTGCAGGCCGAAGTCAAACTCCGCGGCCGGGCTGATCGACATACTCTGGCCGGCTGCCGCCTTCTTCTTGCTCTCTGCGGTTGCAAAAAGCATTCCGTCGATCTCGTTCGCGTCGTATGTCAGCTCCTTGACTTCCTCGCCGTTCACCATAATGGCCTTTTTGAGTGTCAGCTTTTCCATGTGAGGTTACTCCTTTCAGATTTTCAGATAATACAAGAAGGGCGCCGCCCCCATGATCCGGCGGCGGCAGTCCTTCGGTGTGCCGGTGCTTAAAGCAGGCTGTTGATCTTGCTCATGTAGTCCTTGCCGTCAACTCTGAGGATCCCCGCCAGCCTGTCAACGGTGAGATATTCGCGGCCGTTGACGTAGATCTGGAGCCTCGTCACGTTGTAGGTCATTTCTTCCTCCGGCGCGCTGCCGACTTCGACGCCGATCTCCGGAGTCGCTGCGGGCAGAGTGCGCACAAACGCCTTGCAGCCCTCCACGGCCTGCGTGCCGTCAGACTTGACGACGTTCTGCACCCAGCGAAATTCGAGGTTCTGCTTTTCGAGCTTATTCAGCTTTTTGAGGCCGTCGTCGAGCCCCACCTTTGTGATCGCGAGCTCCATGTTCTCCAGCAGCCCGACGAGAGGCACGGTCATGTTGCCCATGGCCTGCACGTCCGCGGTCAAAAACTCGATACCGGGCAGCGTGAAGCTGACGTCCCTCGCCACCAGCACGTTGTTGGAGTAGACGGTATCAGCCACCACGGGGCCCTTAATATCCTGCCACTTTCCCATTGTTCGTTCCTCCTTCCTTTATTCGCCTTCATAAAACGCCTGAAAACCTTCGTCCGTGTAGGTCACGCGGCCGGTCGCAGACTTGAAGGGCGGTGTGTTGGTCACGTTGAAGTGCCATGTAAAGTCGCCGTTCACCATGTCGCTGAGCGGGTTCTCTGCCTCCACAAACTCCACGACGGGCTCGCCGATCAGAGCGCCGATACCTTTCAGCGTGTCCAGTCTCTCGCGCTCTGCGCTGAGGATCGCGTCTCTGTCCTGCGGAGTCATAGGCTGATCAATCTCGGTGCCGTGATCCAGCTGGAAGCCGTTCGTGATGTGCATAAGCATACGAATATTGCAGTCGAACACGGCGCGGGCGTCCATGTTGCCGTTGAAGGCATAGGCCGCGGTGTGCGGGCCCCAGAGCACCCAGCGAGACGCCCAGAAGCAAGCGGTCGTAATGCCCTGCTCGTTGAGGCTGTTCGCGGTGTCCTGATCGAAGCCGCGGTTGGTGCTGGTAGCGCCGAAATACTGAGCCGTTGCCATGATCTCCTTGTTCGAGGGAGACTCAAACGGCACGCTCTCATTGCCGAGATCGGTCGCGAGCATAGTCGCGGTGGCCACGGTGGAGAGGTGGAACACTCTGCCGCTGCCGTCCTTGACCTGCGGCCAGTATACCTTGGAGTTTTCCGCGGTGTAGCCGTTGTCGCCCTTCCACGCGATTGCCTGCGCGATCGTCGCGATCGCGGTGCCGCCGTTCATGAGCGGAATGTCGGCATTGACAAAGCCGTCCCAGTGCCCGTTCAGCTTGGTGACGGTCGCCACCATAGCGGTGTAGACAGAGGGCTGATCGCTCCAGCCGGGCGCTGCCAGAATGTTGAGCACCGCGCCGAAATACTGATACAGCAGCTTGAAGGCAAAGAGGCCGGTATAAACGCCCGCTGCCGTCTGATTGCCGATAATGTCAGCCGCTGCTACCGCCGAGGGATCCACCTCGCTGAATGTCGCAGAAACAGACGCCGGAGCAGACGCGCCGATCCATGTCAGAATGACGGTGCCCTTCGCGAAGTTGTACGCGAGGGTGTAGTCTGTGCCCTCCACCTTGTCCTCGATCGCGAAGCTGTCGAGAATGATCGTGGCGCTCTCAAACTCCGCGCGCTTGTTTGCGAGTGTCAGCTGCTTGGTTGTAGGCTGCGCCTTTTTGTGGGTTGCAGGATCCAGAACATTGACGACGTAGATCGGGCCGATGTTCTGGACGGTGTTGTCGAAGTGCTGAGCGAAGGCCTCGCAGAGTGTAAACTTGCCCCAGTCGCCGGCGTAGCCGAGCTTGCTCTGCGCGTCTCCCATGTTGCTGATCTTGATCGGCACATTGACGAGATCAGCGCTCGCCCAGCCGCGGATCAGATTGACCGGCGCTGTGCCGATATAGCCGGCCACGACGTCGGCCTGTGTTGCTCTTTCTACCTTGCTTTCGGTGATCTCACCGTAGGCTCCGTGTTTGTAGGCCATTGTGTTTCCTCCTTGTTATAGTAAATTATCGTAGATCTTCGGACTTTTCGGCGTGATCCCGGCCTCCAGCGTGAAGCTGATCCAGTTATGCCAGTACGGGTAGTAGTCCCAGATGTTCCCGTCCTCTGTAAAAAGCCCGAATTTGATCCCGTCCTCTTTGACGAGTCTCAGCCCGGCGATGTACTCCGCGTTCTCCAGCTCGCTGAGCACGAGATCCGCGAAGGTGAGCGAGTCCTTCCAGCCGTCCATGTTCCGGGTGTAGCTCTGCTCGCTTTTGTCGCTCAGCAGGTAATAAGAATACCCGCCCAGCGCCGCCGGGTTCTCTCGCGCTTGGAATGTTGCGTCCCCGTGTTCTCCGGGGTTCCAGCACGAGAGGCAGAGCCGGATCTGGAGCGATCGGCGGCTTTTGGTGAGATCGTCGTTTCCCTCCATAAGCTGTACGCAGATAGAGGGGATAGGCGCCGGCACCTTCGGCGGCAGTCTATCCTTGCCCGGCACATAGAGCGGAAAAGCCGCAGGGTGCACCATTTCGACGGGATAGTCTGCGCCGTTCTGATAGTCGTCCGGCAATTTGAGCGTGATCTTGCTGCACACGTTTGAGGCGAGCCATTGCACCACGCTGTCGATCTGTGATACCAGCATAGTGCGCCCCCTTATCCGCTGCGGTTCTGGCGTAGAGCGACTTCCGCGAGCCCCATGTCCTCTCCAGCTTTAACCACGAGCATTTCGCGGCCGTCCACATTCAGCAGACGGCCCGGATCCAGATCCCGCGGCAGGTCGTCGGCCTTTGCTAAAATCAGCATATCAGCCTCCGTCATGTCGAGGATCTGCCCCTTTTTGAGCTCTCGCAGCTCGTCGTCGTCGATAACGACGGCCACCTGTTTGCCTTCAATTCTGTGAAGCTCTGCAAATTCGTCGAGGTTCAAGAAAACGCTCGCGAGATCCTTCCGGATCTGGTCTTTGAAGCTCACCGTTTACTCGGTGCCCTCGCCGCTTTCGCCGCCGTCCTGCTTTGCGGTGCCGGACTCCAGCGCGGTGATCACTTCGCGCTTGCTCTTGGCCTGCTTAACGTCTACGCCGCGCTTTGCCGCCTCCGTGCGAAGTTCTGCCATTGTCTTGCCTGCGTAGTCGCTCTCGGCTGTTTCCACCTTTTCGGCCACGCCGAGAGCTACCAGCTCAGCCTCGCGAGCCTCTGAGAGCGAAAACGGATCCGAGCCCGGCCTCATTGCCGTGACTACGCCGTCCACTTTCAGCCCGTAGCTGCCCTTGATAATTTTGATCATGCTGCTGCCCTCCTTATTCCGGATCAGCAGCGCCGAGATCCGGCAGGTCGTCGTCCTCGTCGCCCGCTTCTACCTCCAGCGCTGTGATCGCGTTGATGTAGTCGCCTTTCGACTTACAGCCCTTGACGTCTGCCCCCATATCTGCCGCGAGTTCTTTCAGCTGATTGAGGCTCATGTCTTTGAGCTGATCCGGATCCAGCGTGCCGGTGATCGGTTCCTCGTCCTCCGGTGTTGCCTCTGCTGTTGCAGGGGCCGCCGCCTGCTGTTCGTCTGCATACTCGGCGACGCCGAGGGAAACGAGGCGCGAGGCCTGCTGCTCGTCGCACTCGAAGGGGCCGTCCTCGGCCGTCCTCAGAGCGTGGCGATCAGCTCCGTGCTCGTCCTTGTATGCGATACCGCAGCCGCCGCGGATCACTTTAATTTTTGCCATAGCCTGCTCCTTTCTGCTGCGCGTTAGGTGCTCTGGAGCACGCGAGCCGTGATAAACGGGTTTTCGTTGTTAGGCATACAGAGAGGCGCGGACGTGAGGATCAGCTCGCGGACGTTGCTTCTCGCGTCGCTGAGGTACTTCGGCACATTCACGCCGGCATAGGTGTGAAACTCCCCGTCTGCCTGCTCCAGCTGAGTGACTGCGCCGTAAATGGTGCGGCCTGCTGCGGGAGCGCACACGGCGATCATGCCCTGCGGAATGAATGGCTTGACCGTGCCGTCGATCTCGGTGTATGTGTCCTCGTAGCTGAGGAAGTCGATCATGCGGCCCTTGATATTGAGGCGGCAGATCTTCGACGCACCAGACGGCAGAACGGCAGGATCCACGCCGCCGATCTCGTAGTGCCTGTTGTCAAGCAGTTTGAGGATCCACTCGTTTGCGAGGATCACGTCTGCGACGTCGGGAGCCACCAGCACCTCGGTGGCAGGGAGCCCGCGCTTTGTCAGCATGGAGATCATGGCTGCCACGTCGTTGAGGATCTGCTTTCCGCTTGCCTCTGTCGTGCTCCAGTATGCCGAGGGGGTGTAGACGGCCGGGTTCTGTGCCCCGTCGTAAAAGCGCACCTCTTTTTCCTCGAAGGTGTGCAGGTCGTCCACATATTCGTCCATGACGCAGCCGTTCGTGAAAATGACCTCGGCGGCCATTGCTTCCTTGCGGCGCTCGTTCATCGTGCGGAGCTCGTCAAGATCGCGGAGCATGAGCACGCCCTGTCTCTGCTGAGGGGTGAGCTGCGAGTACAGAGCCTCGCCGAAGCCCCTCTTGTTGAGGTCGTCGATCGTCAGCGTGCGTTTGGGCGCGATATACGAGGGGGTGAAGCGCTTCACGGTGTAGCCGTCGCGCAGAATGGTGATACCGCCCTTACGAGGCGCCACAAACGGCGCGGCCTTCTTGCTGCCCTTCTTGTATTCCACGAGCACGTCGTCGGTGGCGAAAACGTCCGTCGCCGAGTTTGTGGGGAAATAGCGATCGAGCAGGAAGGTGTGAAGCGGTTCAAGCTGCTGCACAGAGGCAAGCAGCGTGTGAGTGTCAAAAAAATTGAGAGCCATTGCCCTGTCCTCCTTCCTTAAATCTCCACCGCGTCAGAGAGCAGGATCCCCGCGGTGCGGAGAGCTTCCTTGTCTGCTGCGGTGATAGTGTAGCCGGTGGCGACGGTCAGCGCGTTGCCGTTGAAATGCCCGGTGCGGTATGCGATCGCCACGGCGTCCGCTGCGGTGCCGACGGTTACGTCCTCGGCCAGAATAGCGTTAGCTGTCAGCGTCTCGTTGGAGCCTGCGGTGGTGCCGAGGATCACGAGCTTGCCGTCGCCTCCCGTACCTGCGGAGAGTGCCAGAACGGTGCCGCGCTTATACGTTGCCGCTGCGGCGCCCTTTCTGATCTTCACCGAGAACACGTCAGCGGGCGGGTAAACGTCGCTGATCAGATTATCGGCGCCCATTGTTGCGATCGCCTCGTCAAGTCTGGTGCTCATTTCTTGCTGCCTCCCTTCGTCTGGTTGTATGCGTTGAGAACGACGGCGAGCTCTGCCGCGTCCTGTTCCTCCGGTGTGCTCGCTGCACCGCCGTTAGGTGCTGCGCTCACGTCTGCCGCGCCGGAGCTTTTGCCGTCCTGCGCGTAGGCCGTGAGGAAGCTCTGCCCCTGTGTTGCGCTCTGCTGCATAACGCGGAAGCAGAGCTCCTGCGCTGTGCAGGGGTTGTCCCCGTACTTTGCGTCGTGGACGAGCTGCTGATCCGGCACCGAGGCCGCGATCGAGTCAATGGCTGCGAGGCGTTCGCGCTCTGCTGCTACGGCGGCAGACTGCGCGGCGTTTCTCGCGTCCTGCTCGATCTGCGCCACGAGTTCCGGCTCCTGCGCTCTGAGTTCTTCGAGTGTCATGTGCTGCTTTCCTCCTTCGTTTTTTGCCGCCTTGGACGGCTTATTCGCTGCCGGCTTTGCCGGTTTTGCGCTATTGTTGACCGGGATTGTTACCGGTATGTTGCGGAAGGCTCCGACGTTGTGCTGGATCCCATTCACGAACAGCACCTTCCTGTCACCGCTCATGCTCATTTCAGCGGCGGCCTCGCCCTCTGCCAACTCGTCGGCGAAGCCGTTCTCGATCGCCTCCGCACCGGTGAGCCACGTCTCTTTGGTCATCATGCCGCGGAGCCTGTCGATCTCGATCCCGGTCTTTGCGTTGTAGATTGCAGCCACCGCGCGCTCGCTCGCGTCCATGCCCTTGATCAGCTGCTTCATGTCCTGAATGTTGAGCGCGTCCCAGAGCACGACGCTGACGCCGTGGATCATAATCAGAGAGCCGGGGAACACCGTCACGGTGTCGCCTGCGCACATGATCACGCTCGCCGCGCTTGCAGCGATACCCTCGACGACGACATTCACCTCGCCGCTGAGGGCTTTCAGCGCATTGTGGATAGCGATCCCGGTGTAGAGATCGCCGCCGCAGCTGTTGAGCTTGACGGTGATGTGGGCTTTGTCCTTGATCTTTGCCAGATCGTCCATAAAGCCCTCCGGCGTGATGTAAAGCCCCGGTTCCGGCTGCCCTGTCCACCAGTCTGTCGGCTGCTTTGCCATAACGTCCCCGTAGAGTGTGATCTCTGCCGAGTCGTCGCCGGTTTCTGCCATGTTCCAGAATTTCGGCGCAGCGGCAGTAGGCTGACGCGCAGCGGAGCCCATGAGAAATTTTTTCCTCATGCCTTAACCTCCTTCAAATGCTTTTTTGATAGACTCCCGTAGCACGAGATCTCTCACAGCTTGCCGGGCTCTTGCCTCTGCTTGCCGCGGATCGTGCGGGTTGTCGTCGGTATCTTCGGGCGGCTCTTGATCGTCGCCCTGCCCGCTCTGGTGCGGATCCGGTGCTTTGCCGCCGAGCTTTTCGTTCTCGCGGCGCAGCTGCTCGACATTTGCGTCCCATTGGCCGCCGTTGAGCCGGATCGTGCTCTGCTCGTGCGTTGAAAAGCCTTCGGAGCACGCCAGCACCTCGGCGGTGATCTCCTTCACCGGATCGAGCTGCCCCTGCGACGGGCCGAGCCATTCGCTGCCGAGGTATGCGGCGTGGATCACCGGATCGGCAAAGAAGCCCGGCGCGTAAATGCGCCCGCGTGCCACGGCCTCGCTCATCCACACTTCGTAGATAGGGCGGCAGAAGTCGTCTGCCAGCCATTCCCGGCGCATTTTGAACGACTTCCACGCCTCCAGCAGAGCCGCACGGCTCGCAGAGTACGAGGCGTTGAACGATTTCAGCAGCAGATCAGCCGGGATCTCCAGAGCGGCGCCGATCTGTTGACTGATCGCGCTCACGAAATTGCCGAAGCCTCCGGCCGGGCGTGCCGGCTGTGCAAACTCCACGCTCTCACCGGGCTGCATAATGTTGACGGTGCCCGGCCCCATGTTGTAGTCGTTAGGGCCTCGCGGTTCTGCCGGCGGTTCGTCTGTTTCGTTGAACGGCATTTCGTCCGTGGGTGCTTCCGTCTTTACAAACGCCGTGAAGAACGACTCGATCACCGCAGCCATGAGCTCGCTCTCGGTGTATCTGCGCATTTGCAGCAGCGGCTCGATCACCTGCGCCAGATAGCTGA